CTCACGCCTTGCGAATTCCTGTTCTTCAACAATCCGACTGTGCATCTTGAGAAACCTCGTGTATATGTCCTTTAACTCAGGCGGCGCATACACCATAGCCTCTCGTATCTCTATGCTCAAGTTCTCCAGTTGAAGTTCTACGAGCGCCCTATCCATTGCGTTCTTGGCAAGGTTTGCGTTTGGGTCGTAGACCGTGTTCGATGTTTCCTCAAGGTCTTTGTAATAATTTGTGAGCTTCTGATGCAAATCAAAGAAGTCTCCCATTTTTTGACCAACATCCACGATAAGCTGTGCTTGGAGTTCTTCAGGGTCTTGGTGACGTTTAACTTTTTTAATAGGCTCTGCAACGGCGACAACAGCTTTTTTAGCGCCAAATAAACCTTTGAGCCAAACCCAAATTCCTGAAACTTCTTTTGCAATGGCTTTAACGTCACCAATGGCGCGTTCAGTCCCCTTCTTGAACTCCTCAATCGCCATGCGTCCTTCATGGAGTTGATCGCAACCCGCTTTGATCTGTTTGACCAAAGTGACTGCGCCAAGAAGAAGGGTGATCGGGTCAATGGGCTACTCACTTTTTGCCAAGTTGCGACCAGAACAAAGTTGCCGCACCAAACGCGCCAGCTATCCAAAGAATAGGCTTGGCAGCAGAAGCAATCCAGCTTAAGACCTTAAAAGCGCCTTGCAACGATTGGAAAGCATCGACCAAACCTTTGGTGTTTGTATCAATCGAATCAATCTTTGTTTCCACCAAAACAAGACGGTCATAGATTTCTTTGTGGGTAATGGTCTTCTCTTCCATGTCAACACCTTATGATTTCATGATGTATGCAAGAGCATAATAAGGAGGCAGGTTTGCGTTTGTGCCACTTACACCAGTTGATGCGTTGGTAGTCGCAACAGAAATACCAGTAGTGGCAGTTCCTGTTGAGTTTGTTGTTGAATTTTGGTTAATGACGCTGTATCCACCTCCAGCGTTAACATTAATTACTGAACCTGTAACGCCACCACTATGAAAGTGTCCAGGGTCTGTAACAACAGAACTTGCCGTGTGTGTATGTGAAACAACAATAGCGTCTTTAGAACCACCAGTTCCACCAACAGAGTACAAGTTACCAGCGCCAACAATAAATGAATCTTTTAAGTTTGGCGTTCCATTAGTACCATCACAAATTAACCATCCCGAGGGAATAGACCCAATTGAACCAGACCACAAAGAAATCAAGCCACTAGGAATTGTTGCTCCAGTAGATGATTGAACGCCAATAATTCCGTACAAATTGTCGTAAGTTTGAATGGTGTTGCCAATAGCATCTTGCAACACAAACTTGTAGTTGTAACCGTAGGTCAACCAAATCTCAGTCTGTGGGCGACCATCCGAACCCAAGACGATAGGATTGGTGTTGGAATACACACCACCGTTATCAGAGTAAGTAGCAAGCGGTGTGCTTGAACCTGCTTGATAGGTGTAGATTTGACCACCAGCTAAAGGCAAGCCTGTGCTAGTGAAGAATTGGAAACCGTTACCGATGGGTGCAAGATTAACGCTCATTTTTGTTCCTTACCAATGTCTGAAAGTTTTGATGTATTTTGCATTTGTTCTTTTAATTTTTGCGCTTCTTTGGTCATATGACGAGCAGCCAACATTTGTTGACCTGTTGTTCCCGCCTTACCACCCAAATACCCACCAACAGCCGCACCTGTTGGCCCACCAATTGCGCCACCAATAGTTGCTCCAGTTGCTGCACCAGCTTTAGGCAAATTATGCTCAATAATTCCTTGAACACGCTGACCTTGCAAACCAGCGCCTTCATAACCATGAACACCTGGCATTAAATAACCACCTACGTTCAGTGTATGAAACGCTTTTTGTTCTTCAGGTGAAAAAGCTAATTTAATTTTGTCAGCGCGAGCGTTCAAAATCTTATTGACTGCGTTTTGATTCCATTCACCAGCTTTAGCAGCGCCAGCTTGATAAATTTCACGAGCAATGTTTCCGCGCATTTCATTAACAGCAGATTGTGCAGATACGCGCAATTCATCAGGAATTGGGATTGTCCATTTAGGCAAACCTGTAGTTTTATCAATAGGCCCTTCAAGTGCGCCCTTAGAAATTTTTTCAGCAGTTTCGTAAATGTGTTTCCATTGGTCAACAGGCATACTATTTAACTTTTGAGGTATTGCCTCAAATGCTGTGGCAGTTTGAACTCCATTAGGATCAATGTCACCAAATATTTGTTTAATGCCTTTAGAACCAAACAAAACTTTTTCCGCTTCATGCAAACTGTCTGCTTTTTTAAGCATTTCCAAACCGCCAGCTTGCCCAATATCACGCTCAATTGATTGATTAATAGTTCGGATAATTTTTGCGTTTGAAGGCGACCATTCGCTGTTCAATGCTTTCTGAACAGCAATCCATGCACCAATAGTATTTGGTGCGTGAACATGACCCATTTCATCTTGAAAGCCAACAGTTTTAGCAAGATTAATAAGTTCTTCAGCAGATTTTGCAACGCCTTCGTTGCCTTTCAGACCAAGGCCAGCCTTAAATTGTTTGTTGCCAAATAATTCGTCAACATTAGACGATTGAATTGGATTGCCGCCAACTTTGGTTGCGACTTCATCATATAACTTTTGTTTTTCGCCTTTAATAAAACCAGAAATTCCTTCATCGCCAGTAAAAGTACTGTTGATGCGCTCACCACGTTCATAAGGCGTTACAAGTGTTGAACTTGCGCCTGTATTCTCAATACGCTTCTGGGCATAGTTGGACAAAGCAATTTGCTCATTAGCAATTTGGCTTTTTAACAATTCGCTTTTTGGCGTTGGATTTGCTGATTTTGCTTCTGTATGTTCATTACGTAATGTGTTTTCATTACCAGTAACAACACCAGGTCTTACTTGACTTGAATCAACACCACCTTCTTGCAAAATTTCTTTTGCAATAGTTGCGCGTGTTATTTGTTCTTGTGGCTTTACATCTTCCGTAGTTTTTGAAAGTTTTACCTGTGGAAATTGACCGCGAGCACTTTCTTCACCAGTAATTTGACCAGCGTAAGGATTGAACTCAACTTTGGCAGAGCCAACACTACCCGCTGTGGCAGGTTTTACATTTTCAATTGCATTAACAACAGGTTTTACATTCTGACGTTCAATGGTAAATTCAGGAATAGCGGCTTTAACAGCGGCACGATTCGGCAGCGCTCCAACCAATGATTGGGCTTCAGGGAAAACAGGCGGCAATTTAGATGCTTCAAACGCATTTTGCAATGATTGCACATACTCTTGACCTTTAGCCGTTCTTGGCTGATAGGTCATTTGCTGCATTAAGTTACGAGCTTGTTCTTCTGGATTTCCGCCACGAGCGCCATAAACCAAACCAGTAGCCGCAGCCAATGGAGCAGCAACAGAGCCAGTTAATGCGGTCAATCCAGCTTCGCCTACACCAGCAACGGTTTGATTAAATTTGTGACGAGCTTCAAATGCTTTTTTAATGGCATCAGCAACAATGCCGTATTGTTGTTCTTCTTTTGGCTGTTCTGTGGCAGGTGTTTGTTCCCACAAATCAGCTAAGTTAGAAGTGGCTTCTGAGCCGATTTGTGTACCAGGCACATACGTAGAAAACGCATTGCGCTTAGGAGCAACATCCTGCGTTGTCTTTTTTTCAGTAGTGGGCGCGTCCCACAATTCGGCTAGAGTTCCCATTATTGAATAATCCCTAATGCTCTTGCTTGCTTGATTTTGTTGCTCATCTCTTGTTGTTGAGCAGGCGACATAGATGCTTTCAATTTAGCGACTTCTTCAGGCGTCATTTCTTGGAAAAGACGGAAGTCTGAAAAATTGTTAAACGTATCCAATTTGCGTTTGTATTCGGCAGGGTTGTTGATTGAAGAAGAAAGGTAAGCGGCTTTTGCCAACTTCATTTTTTCCATGCCAATCAATTGATCTGAAACGCGCAACATCGCTTCCTTGGTCATCTTGGCGTTAGGTGTTGCCATTTCAGCAATTGAACGAGCAGCATCGGTATTGCCGCCAGCCAATGCCAACAACTTGGAATTTTTAGCCAATTCGTCTGTGGATGATGTTTCAAGTTCAGCAACAGGGATACCAACAGACTGAGCCAAGCCAGACAAGAATTTTTTGCGTTCGCCACCAACACCAGTAAACGATTCAGGTGTAAGTTGTTTGATTTTTTGGAATGTTGCAATGCGGTTTTGAGCCGCAGAAGCATCCGACATTGTTTGCAAAATGTCAGACTTAACAACATTGCCAGCGGCTTCTTGAGTAGCTGCTTGAGCAGGCCCGAGCGCTGTTGTTAATTTTCTGTTAATGATAGGAGTGTTTCCAATCAATTCTTTTTCGCCAGTTTCAGCATTAACGATTTCAGTTGTTGGCGGCAATTGCATTTGCACCGCTGGCGCTTGACCTGGGCCACCACTTTGATAAGGCGATGTGTACACAGGCACAGCATACTGGCCTTGGTTAATGTAAGTGGGCGCTTTGTTAACTTGACCAAATTGCTCTGTATTAGTACCTGCTTGTTGTACGCCATTAGCAATTGTTTGGATTACTCGTTGAGCGCCAGCAGCACCATGTTTATCAATATGCTCCAACAATTTGTCGTGCATCTTACTTTCATGCTCAGGCACACCAATGACGTTAACCAAATAATCCTTAGCTTCGTTTAATTTTTCTTTGATAGCTTCAGGGTTGGGATTTTGCGGATTGAAATCAGGGTCGGTTAACAAACCACCGTAAGTTTTGCGTGTTTGATCTTGATAGTAAGCGTTCAATTCTGAACTTGCTTTTTTAGACCCAGTTTCAGCCGTAGATGTTCTAGCCGCAGCCTCACGCACAGCCAAAGGCGATGTTTGTTGCGCTTGTTGCAATTCCAACTGTGCTTTTTGAAGCTGCAACGGATTAAGTTGTTGCGATTGTTGGTATGCTTGGATGCCACCAGCCAAGTTCACCATGTCCGCAAGAGTCATATTCTTGGGCGGCTGAATCTGCGTAGCAACAGGAGTTGTGGTTAAGTCAGCCATGTTTACTCCGAAATTAAATTAGCGCCAAAATTGTTTAACGGTTGCGTTGGTTGCAAACTGTAATCCAATTGCGAAACAGGTGTAACTGGCATTGAAGAAGGCGTATAGCCTCCTTGATTTTTATTCAACAAATTGTTTAAAAAGTAAGCGTTTCCAGCGCCCTGCAAACCGCCAGACAAAGCGTTTGCTGCCCCAATAGTTCCAGCCGCTTGAGCAGCCGCGCCACCAATAGCTGTTTGGCCTAATGCGCCAGCAGTGTTGGAGGCCAAGTTAGCAGTTGTATTTTGAGCGTTTTGACCCAAGCCAGCAATACCAGCCAAAGTGTTGTAAATGCCTGTGCGCTGTGTCTGGTAGTTGTTAAAAGCGTTTTGATAAGCATTACCAGCGTAATCTTGCGTAAATTGATTCAAACCTTGCAAGGCATTACCACCAATAGCACCACCGCCCACGTTTGCAGCACGTTGGTTAGCCATTTGGCCTTGGTTAAGCATGAAGTCATAGTTAGGCGCTAAACCAGCCTGAAGGTCTTGAGCATTAAATTGGTGCGTCAAATAACCTGAACCAGTTTGCGAACCAGTTGGATTACCGTTGGCATCATAGGTTTGTGATGTGCCAGAACCTAATGCACCAAGTTGATTCAGGGCGTTATATCCAGCCGCACGATTCGGCGCAAGTTGCGCGTTCTGCGTGTTGAACATATTTTGCTGAATTTGAGCAGCTTGCAAAGCGGCATTAGCTTGGGTATTGGCTGCATTTTGAGAAGCGCCTGCACCAAGCAATCCACCCAAAAGGCTACCGCCTCCCATAATTGCCGCGCCAGTAAGAGAACCTAAAGGCATATTAACCCCTTTGAATCAAAATTTCATCGACCTTTTCTGGGTCGGTTTCATCAGTTGCGTGAACACAAAACCAAACACAATCCTCAAGACTTGTGATTTTGTGAAAAACACCCGCTTTAATTTCAATACAAGCAGGCGCTTTAAATTCTTTTTTCCAATCATCAGTTTCAACAAGAACCCGACCTTTTGCCAAAATAGACAAATGCGAGTAATTGTGAGCGTGTTGACAAGCCTGATAATTTGCTGGAATGGTCATTTCCTTGGCGTATAGCCCATCAGAAAAATGATGCATAACACATGGGTCAACTTCAAAAGTGCCCAATTTTTCAGCAAATTCTTGTGCAATTGTCATGTTATTGATTGTAGTACGGAACTTTGAAAGGCTTACCATTTACCGTAATGTTTATAAAACCTACGGGCGCAGCAGGAAGGCTACCAGAGCCTGTCGTTGCTGTGGTTGCCGATGAGAAGTTCAGCAGGTTAAGAAAGAACTGTTGCCAAGCACGAGTCGGGCGTTTGGTTGAGCTATCCAAAAACTCCGACTGCGGGTATGGGTTTGTTTGCGTTGAGCCGTAAATTCCACCAGCCATTAGCTTTCTCCTTCAGAGGCTTTAAGGTTGGCAGAAACAATGACCGCTTTTACAGGGTCTGAGACAACGACCTCATACACTCGATCTCGGGCTGTACCCAATCTGCGCCAAATGGCACGATTTTTGTATTTGCCTTCTTGACCGATAGAAACCCAATATTCACGCGACCATGTAGAGCCACCGTCATTTGACCAGCGCAACATGGCTTGGGGGTTGTCAGTAGTCGGAGAAACAACCGTTGCTTGCAAATAAAAAGATTGTCCAGCCAACACTGTAAAAGTTTGTCCAGCAGGAATAATTTGCACATTGTTTGGAAATGAACCAGCACTTAGACCAGTTGTTCCCACGCCAGGCTGGAATTGAATTTGTAACTCATCAAAGAATTGACGTTGCAAATCAGTCACCAAATGAGGCGCTCTGCGTAATCTACGCACGTTTTGACCGTTATCAGTGTAATTAGTGGAGTCAATTTCGTAGATGTTGCCGTTGGAATAGTCCCCGCAGAGAACCATACCTTGAAACAACGCAGCGCAATTACCACGGTGACGCTCGTATTGGCCTAAGTTGTTTGTGTACAACCACTTATGCCACATACCTGTTGTAACGTCATAAGCCCAAGTCAAACCGTTTGTGCCGATACTTGGAAATGTCACCACAAAAACTTCATGGCCTTCTAATTGATATGTCCACGAAATAGCGTCTGAAATATTTTGGTTGACCAATGTATTCTCAACTGCATGAGTTGAGATACGTTGTGGCTGATAGCCGTTCATTTGCATGACTTGGGCTTGACCGCGACTGTTTTTCGAGACATAGGCAAACGAATTGCCCACGCGAGACATAGAGAATTTAGCCGCAATACCGTGTTGCGTAGAAGTGCCTGGAATTCGTTGGAATGGGAAAGGCACAGCGCCTACATCCACCCACGCCTCAGAAGAAGCCTCACCCAACAAATAAACTTCTCGATGGTCAACAATAAGGGAGACAAGGTTGTCAGGCGCACCGTCTTTGGCTGAGTAGCTAAGAGCAGGGCTAACAGGCGATAAGAGGTTAGAAGCACCCCATTGCTGGCTGTTTGGTCGGTTGTAGACAAAGTAATTGTCAACAATGTCGACAGTATTACCGCCAGTAAACGCACCGTCAGACGATGGAATAACTGTCCAATTTAGGGCATACAAAGTCTCAGATGCAACGGTTTGCGAAGTGCTGACCGTGTATGTACCTGTGCCGCCTGTGCCAGTTCCAAGGGCGGTAATCATAGTGTTGGCGGCTACGCCAGTACCTTGAATGGTTTGCCCAACATAAAGAGTTCCGCTAGACACTGCACTGACTGTCAATGTAGTACCAGAAATTGCGCCAGTTACAATAGCGCCGCTTGAAGATGTGTAGAACTGAGCAGAAGCAAGGTTTTGGCTAATGTTGATCGTATATGTACCAACACCACCACTACCTGTGCCGAGCGCAGTAATCACGGTCTCTTGAGCGCCACCAATAGCAAAGAATTGTTGTCCAACAGCAATAGTTCCCGATTTAACAGAAGAAACCGTCAAGGTAGTACCTGATGTTGACCCTGTGAAAATCGCAGCCGTTTGCGTACCAATAACCCACGTATAACGGTAAGTTCCATCCACAATGTAGACGTTAATACCGTTGTCAGAAATTGATACCCGACCAGATGTTGAGTTCAGTTGACCGATGATGACGGGAGTTAACGCAGTATTTAATGCGTAAACGTATGAGCCACACACAGCAACAAGAATATTCCCACCAGACAAAGTACGCAAGCCGCGCACTTCCTGTTGATTTGGCAAAGTGGCTTGAATTGTCAGCCCTGGCGTTGGGTATAAAGCAACCACGCCACGAGCGCCATCAGGCTTTGTAGAATCAACTTCAGGGCGAAAGTTAATACACTCCTGTGCATCTTGATAGATGGAAGGAGCTTCGTAACTTGCGCCAACAAAACCAAAATCAGCCATGTTTTATATTACCAAGGTAAAGCGGGTGTCACTTTAGCAGGAGAGATCAAAGCAGCAATCTGAGCATCCAAATTAGCTTCCAATTCAGCAACTTTTTCTGCACCCATTGCGGATTGCAACCAACCAATGACTTCTGCTTCTGTCAGGCTATTGAAAGCCGTGAAAGGTGAGCCAGCGGTATATGCAACGCCTTGTGTGCCGTACACAGTAGCGTTATGCGTACCGTCTGTGCCATTAACGCGCCAATGAATCGTGTTGACCACGTTGGTCTGACCTTCTGCGCTAGGAGCGCAATCAAGTGCGTCAATTACCCATGTGTATGTGTTTGACATGATTTTTCCTTAGAAGCCAGCTACGCCAGCGGATTTGAGTTTAGCCTGCAAGTCTGTGATGGTTGCGTTGAGTTCTTGGATGGCTTTGATGCACAAGGACACCATGTTGCCGTAAGATATTGCATCAGGGCTTCCGTCTGCTGCGTACTGTACAAACTCTGTTAATCCAGCTTCTTGCACTTCTTCGGCAATCAAACCAGCATAAGTTTGGTTTCCTTCAACACGATATTCATCAATTCGGTTGTCTTTGTAATAAACTGGACGCAAAGACATAATTACGTTTAAACCTTTATCGTAATCTGTAACATCCTTTTTATATTTTAAAGACGATGTAGAACGGTATAAATCCCCGTTCGACCCAACAAACATATTGGCAGCAAGTCCCGTTGTGTTGTTATATGGAGAATAAGTATATGTTCCCGTATACCAAACGCCATGTGATGCAATTGACCCTAAATTTGAACTAGAACTATTAGTCCAAGACATTGCCGAAGATGTGCCATTGTTTGTGCTGGCTGCTGCATTTATCCTTGCAGTAAGGCCGTTGCTTGTAATTCCCACCAGCAAGTTACCGCTGGAGTCGATACGCATACGTTCAGAGCCAGCGGTAGCAAAAGCAATAGGTGCAGAAAGACCATTTGCCAAATAAAGACCATTAGCCCCGCCAAAGTTTGTTGTATTTGTGCTGCTATTTAATCCAAGTTGTGCGGTTGCGCCGTTGCTATCATTGCCAATTTGAAGATAAGAAACAGCAGATGATCCAGAATTGGTATTGTAAATGCGTTGTCCCAAATAAGTGTTGGCGCTTCCTTGGACTTCCAACTTATAAGACGGCGAACTTGTACCAATACCTACGTTACCGCTGGAGTCGATACGCATACGTTCCGCGTAACTTGTTCCGCGAAAAATAAAATTAGAAGTACTGTTTTTAGCATCTAAATAAAAATTGTTGTCCGATGCAAAATTTATACCTCCTCCATGCGTTCCATCGTTTGCATTTGATGAATCAGGGAGAAAAATTCCATAGTTATTTGGAAAAGATGCCCCGCCTCCAGAGAGAGTTAATTTATACCCTGGCGAACTTGTACCAATACCTACGTTTTGACTAGAGTCAACATAAACAGCAGTTGTCCCGCCTGTTTGCAAAGCCAACGTATTGGTGTTGTCTGCTGTTTCAATAATACCTGTTGCGTTTGAATTGATTGTTGACATTTCTAGTCCTTTTTATCTAAAGAATCCACCACTTAAAATCCAACCAGCGTCCTTAGACTTGCCGACAAGCAGCGAATCAGGGTAGCGAGAGACTTGCGGTGGTTTCATGTTTGTGCGTTTTACCGTAGCTTTAGCCTGCGATGCAAACGCATTAATCATTTGAATTTGAGTAGCACTTGCTTTGCCGTACATAGGCATCAGGCGTTCAGCCAAACACCAGCGCAGGGCGTTTGTATAGCCTTGTGGCAATGCTAAGTTGTCAAAGTAAGTGTTGTATCGAGCAAAGATTTGGTTGGCAAAGATGTGCATCTCACCCTGAGAAGGGTTAGGCCACACATAAATATTCCCAAGAATCTCTGTTGGCTGGTAGTAAACAGCTTTAGGCCAAGGGCCATTCAACGTCTTGAGGCCAATCATCTCGTAATCTTCAAGATTCAAGATTGCAACAGGGTAATCTAGACCGCCATTGACAATTGGCACACCATTAGAATTAGTGTTAATACGTACAAAAGACGAATCAATTGCCAATGGTCGCTCGTAATACCCCGTAATGGTGGTGGATGCAACGGTCTGGCTGACGTTCAATTGGTATGTGCCAACTTCATTCACGTTGTTGCCTGCGCCTGTCAGAAAGCCAACAATGCGAGTTCCTGCCGTGATGCCTGAGCCACTAAGATACTGATTCAGGTTAATAGCACCAGAGTTGATGCCTGTGACGGTCAAGACGTTGCCAGTGATAGACCCTGTAAAGCTGGCGTTGATGTTACCAGTAGGGCCGATGGTGTATTGCGTTTGACCAGGCACAATCGGAAATACGATCTCGGTTTTGTAGAAAACCATCATATCTTCGTTTGACCATTGGTCAATCATATCGTTGAGCATATCAAAAGCATCTGCGGCTGCTTCTGGAGTAGGAGATTCCCCCGCCTCCAAAGCGCCGATGTCTTTTAATGCTCTGCTGATGATGTCAAATGGTACAGCCATGATTTAACCCAAATTTGGTGTGAAAACTTGGGCAACCCAAGGCGGCAACACGGTTTTTTGTTCCATGTTGGCAAGCTGTTGCGCTAGGCGTGATTCTATGATATTTTCGCCGTGTTGGGTAGCATCTTCTTTAACCCAAGCAATCACATCTTTCTCGGTGACTTCGGCGTAAGGCTTGGTCAAAACAGGATCTCCAAATCGCCAATAACCTTCAGTGTCCACAGAATAGTCACCGTCAACAGCTTTTACATGATATTTGGCTTCTGTAATCAAGCCATCTGCGGCTTTGACTTCCAGAATTTTCCAGTTAAATTCCATATTTACTCCAATCAAAGACCAAAAGCCGCTAATTTTCCTGCCATTTTTTCAATCATTTTTTGTTGCTCTTGAATAGCTTTAACAAGCACAGGGACAAGGTTTGCATAAGCAATTCCCAAATATTCACCAGAATCATCTACCACCTCGGGGATGATCTTTTGAACTTCTTGAGCAATAAAACCGATTTCATTGTTGTCGTTGTCTAATCTGTTGTATGTCACAGGGTTTAACAACATGACTTTATCAAGCGTTTTATCAATAGAAACAATGTTTCTTTTAAGTCTTTTATCGGAACTGATAACCGTACCGACAGAAGTCAAAACGCCTGTACTTGGATTAAATTTGAGTTTGGTTGATGATGTGTATTCAGGCAAATTACCTGTTGTATTTGTTTTCCAAACAGGATAAACAGTCGCATTAGTTGATGTGTCATCAGTGGTTGCGGTATTTGTGGCGTTTGTTGCTGTGGTCGCTGTGGTTGCAGTTCCAGCGTTACCGTCAATACTTGTTCCTGTTAAGGTCTGGCTGGCGCTTGCTCGGTTAAGAGCAATCGCTGTCGTTCCAATGTAGACCGTAGAGTTACCAAGGACAGCGCTTGGAATTGTGCCTGTCAAGTTACCAGCAGTCAGACTAGTCAAAGAAGCGCCAGAGCCGCTAAACCCTGTGGCTGTCAATACGCCAGTAGAAGGGTTGTATTGGTACTTGGTGGAGCTTGTGTACTCAGTTTGTAAATTGCCGCTTGTAGCGGATGCAAACAGTGGATAACGAGTTGCATTTGTGGTGGTGTCGTCAGTAACTGTTGCATAAGCTGTGGGCGTTGACCATGTTGGAGCGCCAGAACCATTTGAGGTTAAGACTTGTCCAGTAGAGCCAGCAGCAGTAAATGCGTAAGCAGTACCAGTGCCATAGGGAACAGCACCAGCAGTAGGAGTAGCCGTTCCATTTGTACCGCCTCCATTAATGCCAACCACGCCCCATGCTGGCGCAGCGGTTGAACCGCCTGTCACCAAGGCTTGACCAGAAGTGCCGTAACCTGTTGTTCCACTTAATGCAGGAGTTGTTCCAAGGTTTGTTGAAAAACCAAGAGCACCTGAACTGTTGATTACATGAGCATATTGGCCTGTTGAACCCCAAGCAAAATAGCTTTTATATCCGTTGCCAGACCCAAAAGTAATGTCTCCATCGTGACCAGAAAAATAAATCCCGTTGTTGATGGAGTAAAAGTCAGAAGGTGTACCAGATGAGTAAACCGATGAGTTCATGCCAAACTCACCGTAATACGATGAATCTGTACCTATGTCGTTAGAGATAACGTAATTGGTTGAAGCAAAAGCAGATGTACTCTTGTTTTGAATAACAAGCTGGTTATATGAGTTGGCGGTTGTGCTACCAAAAGAAGCAATAGAGTTGGAAGCATTGAACGACAAAACTGGCGTTGTACTGGTAACAGAATTAGCCGACAAAGTAGTGAAGTCGCCAGATGAACGAGTGGTCGCACCGATAGACGCGCCGTTAATTGTTCCACCTGTAATCGCCACAGAGTTGGCATTTTGGGTTGACATTGTTCCCAAGCCAGTGATTGCTGTATTAGGAATGGTCGAGGAAGCCGTAAAAGCGCCTGTACCGTTACCAAATACATATCCTGATAGGGTAGCCGCACCTGTGCCCCCAGAGGCCACAGGGATAGGGCTAGAAAGCCCTGAAATCGTCCCGCCAGTTATAGCCACAGAATTGGCGTTCTGTGTGCTCATTGTCCCCAAACCAGTAATGTCCGTATTTGGGATTGAAGTCACCGCTGTCAAAGCGCTCGTGCCAGTCCCTTTCACATATCCAGTTAGGGATGTTGCGCCTGTGCCGCCGTAGGGAACTCCGATTGTTGAAGCGTTCCATGTACCTGCCGTAAGTGTTCCAACGCCTGTGATGCCTGTGTAAGAGCCTGAAATCAATGAACTAGCGATAGTTCCTGATGTGATTTGCGAAGCAGCAATCGCAATCGAGGTCAGTGTTGCGCTTGTTACTTGACCTTGTGCATTAATCGCCAAAACAGGGACGCTAGACGCTGAACCATAGGTCGAAGCGGTCACGCCTGTGTTTGTGATGCTAAAAGTGTTTGACGCAAGGGTTAGCCCTGTGCCAGCAAAGTAAGTCGCAGAGCCTGAAAACTGAACAAACGTGATAGCTGTTGTGCCAATCGTGCCAGATTGTGCTGATGTAGAAACCCATCCAGTATTTGCGTTAGCCGACCCAAATACAGCAACCGTGTAAGCACCAGGCACTTCTGCCCAAACATCCATGTCTGTGGCACGAGTCCAAGCGCCCGATGCCGCAACATAAATGCCGTTTTGCGAGGCGGTAGTTTGATTTTTTACCAATACTCGGTCGCCAGCTTGCACCGAATAAGTGTCAATGGTCTGCAATCCCGACAGCGTAATGTTCACAGTCGTAGCGCATTTAACAGCTTGTTTAGGGTTTAAGCCTTGGGCAATAGCGTCAACGTAGGCTTTGTTGACAATATCTGTATTACCGCTTGGAGATGTGGTAATTTGCCCTGTTGTTGTCTGAATATTGGTAAAAACCCCAGTAGACGGGGTAGTAGCGCCGATTGTCGTGCTGTCAATCGTGCTGTTGGTAATCTGCAAGCCCGATTGTTGCGGGTTAACAGTAGCGTAAAAGGGCTGACCCTGCCCGATAAACGTATTGAATGAGTTATCAAGATTGAATAACGCCTGTACAGGCAAGATATTCTGGTCGTTTACTTTTGCGGGGTCAGCCATTTAAGCCTCTTATGATTGATCTGCCACAGGAGTGACGTACAGCAAACCAGCAGTAGCCGAATTACTGAGCGCAGTCATGTAAAAGGGCGCTTGCGGGGTTGCCAAGATCAAAGGTGAAGTCATGCCAGCAGGCAATACGTAGTCTCCATTCGTTCCGTCTGAGGGGAACGTAGGAGCACCAACGCTTGAAGTTGTACCAAACTTCACCGCAATAGGAGCAGTGCCCGTATTGAGGAATGAAGCAAAGTTCACTTGGTCGTTAGTGTAGTTACCAACGATCTGAACAGCAGAGTGTGCAGTGTTGGTCACAGATAACGCAACGGTTTGACCCGAATTGCGTTGTACGGTTGAGCCAGCCATGATTAAACCGCAGTAGCAGGCGCAGGGCCTTCCAGACGGGTAATCTGGATGACGTATTGACCACTAGCAGGCACAACAGAAGCGCTTGATGTCAAGTTGCCAAACTGGATTTGCAAAGTGTTAGCAGCAGTGCAATCGGCTTCAGCAATGATAACGCCAGCGGTTTGAGTACCAATCACACCTTGGACAACAATAAAATCAGTTGTCAACAAGCCAGGCACTGTGTAAGTCACAGCGGTGGTAGTGTTGGCAGCCAAAGTATTGGATGCGTTGTTAAGAGTGGGAGTGATGTAGAAAGTCTCATGGGCATTGCCACGAGTTACGGTCGTAGATGACATTTTGCGTCCTTTCAGAAAGACAAAGTGATTATACAAAAAACGCCCAATGAAGGGCGTTTCCTGATTGGTTTTTTTGCTATTTAAGCAGCAATCAAACCAAGAGCTTTCAATGCGGTAACAATGTCACCGATTGTGTAAGCTGTTGAGCCAGACGCACCTGGGAAGGTGGTGTTGGTGTACACAGCAGTAGTAGAACCAGCAGCAGTAGTGGTGGTGTTACCAGCGGAAGTGGGTTGAACCACAGCGGTAACGCCATAGAAAGACACTTTGCCACCGTTAGGGGCGATAGCCGTTCCGTCTGTGCTGTCACCATCAATCAGATAGTGAGGGCTGGTTGTAACGGCAGGGCCGTTGTTGGTGTAGGTGGTGGGGGTCAAAGCCATGATTATTTACTCCTTAATGAAGATTAGGCTGCAACACGGCAAGCGAGTTCGGGGTACAGAGGTGCCCATCCGTATAACACATCCAAACGAGTAGGAATACTATCGTTATTAATTGTATACTGACGTACTACACGCATGGACAAACCGATTTCTTTATCACTAGCACGACCAGCAAAATGTACACCTTCGGGTAACTCGAGGTCTGCAACTGCTAATGTAAAAGCATTACGGTGCATGATGATGTTCTGTGGAGAAACGACACCAGTTTGGTTAAAAGGAGTCACAGCAGAAGCGCCAGCCGATGTGATGCTCACGTTCTGGAATTGACCAGCGGAGATCACAGCAGGAGACACGGTCACGCTGTTACCAGAGATAGCTTTCACCACGAAGTTACGCAGTTTGTTGCTACCGTAGGCTTGACGGTTTTGGGGGTTGACTGCATAGACGTTAGCGATAGTGAATGTGTCGCCAACGTTAGGAGTGAACGTACCCGATTTAGTCAAGGTCAACACCGAGCTAGAAGCCCAACCAGAGGTCAAGATACCAGTGTCGGTAGAAGTGTTAATGGTTGCAGTGCCGTTGTAGTTGCCAAAAGTTTGGCTAACAACGTTTTGATCCATTTTCCAGTTCATACCACCAGAGTCACGACCCATCAGACCTTTACGGTACTGTTCGCCGATAGCTTCTTGGGGCACAAACAAACCTTTTAAGCTGTCCACAATGGTGGCAGATGTGAAAGGCTCAACGGTGCAAGAACGGCGACCATCACGAGGAGCACCTTCGCTGTCAAGGTAAGCGCCAGCAGTCAGATAAGTAATCAGACCAGTAGGAGGCGTACCAGCAGTACCAACGATGTTGGCGGTGTTCAACGCAGCCATAGACAAACCGTCACGGTCAATCTTGTTGGCGATAGCAGCCACAGCGGGTTTCAACACGCGGTCACTGAACATATCCAAGGACAAAGCCAAGTCTTGTGTAGTGAACTGTGTGTCAACGTGGAATTGTGTGCTCAAGGTAACGGGCACGCTTGTTTCGTTGAAATCTTCAACGTTCAAAGCAGGGCCAGTAGTACCAATGAAACGACCAGGGCGGCGGACGTTCACGGTGTTACCAATTTTGCCGCCAACGACAGCAAATTGGTCATCATAGTTACGGTCGACTTCCGAGGTGAAAGTCAATTCGTTCTCCAAGACCATCAACGCTTCGTTGGTGATCTTGGAAATGGTTAGGAGTTGGTTACTCATTTCATTTCCTTTGAATTAAATATGAACAAAAAAGGGTCTGTCAACGAATTCGACCTTGTTTTCGTGCTGCTTTCCACTGTGAGTAAGTTCCGTGAAATTGACCGTTTGAGTCAATAGCCACATCCGCTACTCCAGCCGCAGTGCGAATCGGTTGAATTGGCGCTGGCGCTTTACTTTTAACCACAGGCTTTACTTCTTCAGGCTTGGCTTCAAACCTTGCCTCCAGTTTCCCCAACTCTTTCATGGCGGCTTTTTCCGTCATACCAGCAATCTTTTTGGCGAGGTCTGAGTTCTCGGCTAAGTGATACAGGATTTTTGGGCCTACATCGCTCTCGAGAATTGCATCACGTACCGAATCGCTTACAACTACGTCACTTGATGCCACCATATCGTCAAAATCAGGCAGTTCTGCTTTGGCTTGCTGTACTTTTTGACCCCAAGTCTCATAAACTTTTTGTCGTTGGGCAGCAGCTTTTTCCTCAGCATCACGCCTATCTCGTTCCTGAAGCGCTTTTTCTGTCGAATACTCTGCAAGAGCCTTCGCATATTCAAACGCATCCTGAAACTGGCTAGGTTGCGGTTCTTCGTCAACAGGCGCAGCCTTTTGGGGCTGTGTTTGTCTCTCAAGAGCCGCTAAACGTTCTTCCAGAGCTTGCCTTTGTTCGCGTTCACGTTGCGCTTCTTTACGCGCTTCTTCACGCTGCTTGGTAATCTCTGAAAACCTCCGTTCGAGTTTCGGATTCTGTTTCCGTTCACCCTCTGGCTTGGCTTCCTCTTTCGCTTCCTCTGGCTCACTCCCACTAACTTCTTCCAACACTGGCTCTGTTGGAGTTTCCTCAACAACAGCCACAGGCTCGGAATTTGCTTGGGCTAAACCCAGTTTTTGTGCATAGAACTCAGCCGCATTTTCGCTAGTCAATACTTGACCTGCTTGGTTTTCGGACATACGTTTCCCAACGATTTAACCCTGTGTACCTCACAGGTAAGGTTTAGTAGCCATTATGCTACTGATTTTATTGATTTGCAATGTCTTGATTAGCCTGATTTGCATAAGCGTATTGTTCCGCATTACGCACTTGAATTTCCTTCTCAAGACGCTTGGTGTCCATGTGGTGAAGCAGCAATTCCATGATCGCTTCAATTTCCACTTTGTTTTGTGAAGTAATGGCGCGGGTATTCTGGTCGTTAACCTTGACCTCTGCCATTGTCTCGGTATTGTGTGCCTTGGCTGTCTGGCGCATCAGTTCGCGCTTAGTCTCAGCGTCTTGCTTGACTTGCTCGATGTCAGCACGTTGTTTCATGGCAATTTCCATTTGCTGCATTTTCTGCTGCATTTGTTGGACTTGCGCCTGAGCCTGAGCCATAGCCATCTGGATTTGCGGTGGCACATCCGATTTTTCGTCAATCTTAGACAATGGGTTGAGCGTAGCCAAGCGGTCTGCGATAACGTCTGCGCCAGGGAAGTCCATGTTCCTGAACCACAAATCGCCAATCTGAGACATAAGCTGTGGGTCTGCCGACAAGATGGGCGTAATGGTCTCCAAAGCCTCTTGGCGCTTGCTGTTGTAGCCTGGGCCTGTGTCCATCACCACATCGTAAAGACCCACAGTCAAGTCGTTTTTCATGAGGTTGTTCACGGCATCACGCTCGTTAACCGTCACCAACTCAGGCTTACCGTCATCGCCAATAATCCGCATAACACGCTCGGTATCGTAGATTTTGGGGATAAGGTCAAGAATGGCACGAGCCACTTGAGCCTGCGATTTACACAAATTGTCGTAAAAGTCAAAGTTGTTGAGGTCGACTTGCTGTTGCTGACCGTTCAAAGCCTTGCCTGAAATGTTGCCTTGCTTCAGTTGAGCAGGGTCAAACACACCCATCAAGACCTTAATATCTTGGTCAATTAGCCCTGTGGCCTCCAAAATGCCAGCAGGCGGTGGCTCTGGCTGCAAGCGGGTAGGCGGTGGCGCTTGGCGACCGTCAATGTCCGTCTGTTTGTAGCGCAACAGCGGGAATGACTTGATGTTGGCCTGCGCCCAATCGTTTTCATGCCCCTCATCTTGGCCTTCAGCCATAATCCACTTGGCTTTGGGCGCAAGGGCGACTGATTCAGTCAGCGAGGTTTGCCAGAAGTTGTACATACGTTGGGCATCTTTGGCGTGACGCACCATTCCGAACTTTTTGCGCTTGTCGCCCACAATCACATGGCGACCGTAAACAGGAATAATGGGTAGGTATTTACCCGCCCATTCGCCTTCTTCCAAAATCTCGTTGGCTGTCAGTTTGCAGTACTTAACCGACTTCTTGACCGACTCACGCTCGTCAATGATCTCAATGCCCATGTTTTCAAGGCGTTTGAAAAAGTCTTTGTCAGTCGCAAAGGTAGCCGAACCGTCACTGAGCATATACAGTTTGGCGCGTTCACGCACCATGTAGTAATACTCAGCGAGGCGAATATCCTCTTTGGTAATCCATTCCGATTGGCTGTCACCAGTGCCGCGCTGTGTGAACGATGTGACTTCAGCATCAGGGTAGAGCTTGCTGAAATCAGCCTTACGCATCATTGTTGTAATCAAACAACGCTCTGCATCAGACCCATCAGGCATGATTGAGTTAATGTCGTAATAGACGGTGAATGGGTTGTCAATCGGCTCAATGTAGATTTCTTGGTCAAATGAGTCGTCACTCACGTAATCTGTACGCAGACGGATATAGCCCCAACCCATGCGAACAGCGTAATCTGTGGCTGTGTCATAGGCGTTATCAGCATTGGAATTGGCTTCAATGTGGCGGATGATGCCTTGGATGACTTGCGCGGTCTTTTCGTCTGCTTGGCTGTTCATGCCATGCACTTTAGGGCGTGGGCGCTGCTGGCGAATCTGGTTGACCACTTGGCGGCAATAACCATCAAGTTTGTTAATCGTCAGCACAGGGCGAGATTCAAGGTTGCGGCTGTTTTGCAGTTCAACAGGCCATTGGTCGCCGTTGACAAACTTCAAATCTTCCAATGCTTCTTGGCGATTCATTGTGTCGGCATCGTTCGCCAAACGCAAAAACTGGATAGCCTCGTCAATTCGAGGGTCGTAATCGCTCAAAGAGCTTTCATTGAATTCAGCCATTTAATTACCCATCCAAGAGTGTGCGCCGCCATAGTTCTGCGGCACAGATTTTTGACGCTGCCTGCCTCTAGGCTCATTCACCATTAACCCGATATATCTAAATGCGTCTGCACCGTGACTGTAATGGTCATGGAGAGGCGTTCTGCTAAATTGGCCTGTCTCGGAGTCAACTTCATAACGATAGTGTCGGAGGCATTGTAACCCTTCGGCACAATTATCTCTATCAAAATAACACGACCTGAATATCGTTCTTGCAGCGTTGATCGAATCCACCACAGGCACACGCTCCAAAACCTTAGTCTTGTAGCCTGCTGCCCTCACAATGTCCTCAATACTGCGACCTGACGATGCCAGCGTCTTATTTTGGGCATCGTGTGGCAACCATAGGGTATCGTAGAGATAGCCGTAGGTCTGCATCTTCGCCAGAATGTCCGTCATTGTGGTTTGATTGACCTCAATGTAGCGAATCAGGCGTGTTTCCATGCCAATAAACTGAACAAACCAGACTGAGGTCATATCTGCCCAACCCAAGTCGAATACGGCGTGAACAGGCTTAGAAGCATCGTATGGCACGTTAGTGATTCGGCTGTCCAACTCGGCCATTTGCATTTCTTTGCCGAAGATAGCACCGTCCACCGTCATGCGGCAGAAGCCTTCCCAAACGATTCTATGCGCCGCAGGGTCGCGTGACTTTAGCGCCAGCATCTCGTCTTTGAGCGTATCAGGAAACCAAGGGTTATCCGACCAATTGATCTTTTGGACAATGGCGTTGGCGGGTGGGTTAGCCACAAACCGCTGGTAAGTCTCGTCTGTCTCCAACTCGGGGTTAAACGTCACCCAAATCTCGGACTGCTCCTTACGAATGGTAGGAATCAGCACGTTCCAGCTATTGCGGCTGACCGTCTGTGCTTCTTCAACCCAACACACATCCACGCCCTCAATGGATTTGACGTTAACCACGTTGTTCCGTAGGCCAACAAAAAAGAACTCTGTGCCGTTTTTGCCTTTGATGGACTTCTCGGTAATCTCGTAAAAGCCAGCCAAACCCATATCAACGATCTGGTCGCACAGCAGCTTGTGGACTGAATCTTTGATAGAAGTCTGAAACTCACGAGCGCAAAGAATCCGCAATGGTGCTTGAGCGCCTTTAATCAGCAATGCTCTAGCCACCCCCCATGACTTAGCGCCGCCACGACCACCATACAGCACTCGATAGCGGGAATTCTTAGGGTTGAATAAGCACTCCAGCTTGGCTGGAAACTGTGCGTTAGCAATGGCGGTCTTTACGTCACTCATTAGGTTTGACGAATGTGACTTGGATGCCTGTCAGCAATGGAGCACCATCCACCCCTGTAATTTCCTGCTCCATCTTGTCTCGCCATCCCAATACGTTTTTAGCGGTAAAGATGCTGAAATTGGCATGAAATGCGTTAGCCATTGCGCCCTCAACAAGTATTGCCTCTTGAAAATCTTTTGCTCTTTTATAGGCGTAAGAAAAATCAGGATGCTTTAGTTCTCCATCCTCATTTTTGGCTGTCGCCCATTCATGAAGCGTCTCTCTTGTCACGCCTATTTTTATGGCAAAACGTGCCAATGTAGGAAATTTGGCAGCAACAATCTCTGAGCCTTTTTCATTACCTTGAGCATCCAATAAAGGTCTGCGCTCATACGGCTCAATATCAAAATACTCAATCAATTGATCAGAGTATTCTTCTTTGAACAGGCTTGGTCTACCTACTGGGCGTTTTACTTCAGTCATTATTTTCGTGATATCCGAATTCATACGGATAACCTTCTGTTGAAAGAGTTTTGGCTTTTACGGATTTTTTTACAATATCGTAATCACCATCCAAGACGTTCTCACCATGCCATTTAGCATAGTTAGGGCTTGTTGTTACCCAATCGCCATGATTAATGTCTTTCACGCCTTTCGGTACAGCACGATAAACGTCAATCATTGCGTCTGGTTTGTTTCTAGCTTTTAGGGCGGCAATTCGCCATTCAGAATCAGTTAATCTATCACCAACACCATAAAGTTCTTTACCAGATTGAGAATAAACGTCTGCTGGCATGATTTGTGTTAGATCATGTAATGGCGCACCGTAAGTTTTCCAATTTGGCGCAACGTGACTACCTTTATAAGCCGTATCCTCAACCATTTTCATGGATTGTGGTGTTATTTTGGCTAATGGGCCTGTACCATAAACCATAGCGTCATTTATAGCTTCGCCAGCAAGTTTTCCATAACCCTTAAGCGCAGGCGCAGCGGCTGGCGCAATTTGAGCAAGATTAGACAATTGATTGCCGTAATAAGCAGCTTCTTTAGCTTTTGCTGTATTTGGGGACATTACACTCATTCCCAAATCATCAGGGCTACTTCCCAACATTCCCCGCACAAAACCATAAGTTCTTGGGTCTTGCAAGTTTTCAGGAATTCTTCCAGCTTGCGCTTGCTGCATCCTTGCTGCTTGGCGCTGCAATTGCGGATAGCCAACATAAGCGTTGGCATTTTGTTGAAGTTGCAGCAAGTCGGCTAATGTTGGCATAGAAATCCTCGGTTTACCCGATTTTATTTCTTTTTAGGCTTTTTGGCAGCTTCCCGCTTTTCAGAGTATGCAATTGCCACGGCTTGCTTGACAGGTTTACCCGCCTTCACTTCCGCTTTGATGTTCTCTTTGAACGCTTTGTCTGATTTGCTCTTGATTAACGGCATCTTTGATTTCCTTGATCTTTGTTGCGTAACTGTTCACAAACTCTTTGAACGATTCAACCATCTCATAGCTGCCACCGTTCGCTTTCAGCCATTCCATTTGCTTTACAGCGCAGTCGTGAAACCACAATAGCTTGTATGCCTCGTTCATGCTTCTTCCACAAAGCAAATATCTTGCCAACTCATCACTAGATAGCGTTCGCCGTTTTCTTTGAAGTCGTGATATTTCAAATACTCATCTTTATATGTGTCAGCAATCGTGCCAAAGTGTACTTTATCGCCCACATTTAAGCCATGCGCCGCAGCATCATCACCCACGGCGGTAATGTATCCAGTAGTTTCCGCGCCAGCCACTATGCTTAAATCCAGCGATTCAGATGTAAACCGCTTTTCAGGCTTAACAATGACTTTATCCTTCAGAGGCTTGTACATTCTGTACCTCTTTCTTTGGGCGACCTGGCTTGCGTTGCATATCTACAACAGGCAGCGCCAGCATTTCAGCTTTGAATTCACCGCACCAGTCCTCACGACTTTTGTTATGGTGAGCTGGGAAACGCCGACAGACTCCTAATGAGCCTCTTTCTGTATCTTTGAAGTAGATACAAGACTTACAATGTTCACCAAGCATGACAACCTCTTTTTGTTGTGCCTAGAAGCCCCTTGAGTCCCGACTGACTCTTGGGGTTTCGCATTACTTACCATAATCGCTACGTTTGTGATCGTACACGACTTTTTCAGACGAACCAGTGTTCATCTCGCCGCAACGACCATCAACGCGACCCATGTGTGAACCATCGCGTGAACCGATGCTGTCAGCCTTGCCCATAGCAACGCCGCCAACAATCTTAGCCTTGCGCTCGCCAGATGTATCGCTAGACAAAACACCCTTGGGCATTTTCTCGCCAGACACGCCAGGCTCGTAGGCTTCACGGTCAACTTTAGACACATGAATTTTCTTTTCACCAGTACGGTCGCTTGATTTAGCGCCCTTCGGTTCTTTTTCCATATTTGGGTAACCCATTTTCAATTTCCTTTGCAAAGAAAAATTTGCCATAATCGGCACACACATTATAGGAGTTTTTCCAATGGCAACCAAATTTTCTGTTAAAGCTGAAAAGCCCAAACACCGTGAACCTTCAAACTACGTTATCGAACGTGAATGGAAAGCAGAAGCTCGCAAAGTTGCGGGTTTAGAAAAAGAACTACGCGAACACGAAAAGACAGATGCGGCTCATGCACATCCTATGCACCGT